TTTGAAGTTCCGTAATCGCTATGGGCGGCCACGAGTTCTTCAAAAGTTTTGGGTTCAACCTTCGCAGGGGCTTCAACAACTGGTGAAGCAGAGATGGGCTTAATGCCAAACTCGGTGAGAACTTTCTTCACAACTTCGCTCATCTCTTCCTTTTTATCTTCGGAGGGCTCAACCTCGACGGAGACTTCGGGAGCGGGGGCGGGAGTCTCGGAGGGCTTCTCGGAGGCCATCTCCTCTTTTTTCACTTCTTCTTTGGGTTTCATCGAATCTTCAATGGCCGCCAAGCGAACCTTGATGTCCTCGATATCTTTCATATAATTGTTTTCCATATTTGTTTTGTCCTTTTTGTCAAGTGGAGATTCCCCCACGGCTTCTTTCGTTGTTGCTGGGATGGTCTTGCCTCCGCTGATGTAGCCGAGTTTTTCTTCTGCTTTCACACAAGAACCCTGCTCGTAGGCTTTTACTCCCTTTGCTGGTTCGTATCCTTCCCAGCACCTAAACTCTTTCACCTTCTCCATAAACTTTAGAACTTCCTCAAACAAACCATTCGTGGCCGCAGGGGAGGAAACCAGATCAGCCGATGCTATGCTCTTGGGGCGAATGTAATCCTTTCCATTGATTGTTTCTGACTCATTCACAAATGCCAATGAAACCCCAAATTGGTCAGGGGCTTCGGAGGCCATCTCTTTGATTAGGCCGTAGTGGGGAGAGTTGCGGAGCAAGCGGAGGTCGGCCACCAGCTTATCGCCATCAATCCGGGGATTCCTCGCAAACCCGACGACGGCCTCAAGACCAGAGCCGTGGTTCATCTTGACCTTAACTCCGTTCCTTGCACCCTTCATAAGTTTTAGGGCGGTCTGCAAGCTAACTTTATCTACGAAAAGATCGTGTCCTTTTGCTTCACCAACCTCTAAAATTGAAACTCCACCTAGCTCCATTTCCTCCATCTCCTCATCCCTATAGGTAGAATAGGCAACTGCCGCCCTTTGTGTCTCGTCTGGAAACTTGGATACTGCCTCTTCGTCACCCATAAAGCGGGATACAAAGTCTTGCTCTGATTCGTCAGCGGAAGGAAGTGGTAGGGGCATAAGGGTAATCCCTTTTGTCAATTACTTGCCTTTATCTTTAATCGGCCCACCAACAATCCAAGCATCACAAGTCCTTTTGGCCGCACACTTAAAATCAAATATCTCGCAGTAGCCCAGATCGCCACCAACCGCTACTTCGTTTGCATCCTCTCCAATCCCTTTCTTAATGCACCCCAGAACCTTGCTCCTTTGATCGAAGGCCGCACAATTACCACAAAGCATCTTCTTGGCTGTGCCTACATCGCCTTGGAACTCGTCTGCCTTGGCTTTCCAGTAGTCCTCGTTGGGTTCGTTTGGATTGGCTGGGCCGTAGTTCGCATCGTCCACCGCTGTCTGCCTATTGGCTAGGTTTGTTTTGATATCTTGAGTTGCGATTGGGCAAGAGGCTGGTTCTGCTAGTTCTTTCTTGTCCCTTGCTTCCATCTGTCCAACTACTTTCCTAGCCCAAGCATAGCCAGCATCGCCTCCCCATCCGTTCCACGCTTGCCAGCCTTTGCCCTGCTCGTCCCAAGTAGCACCCTTCTTGTCCACTTCGTGCCTATCGAAAAAGGCTTTCATTCGTCTAGCGGTGTCGGGCGAGAGCTTAACGCCATTCATCAAATCCCTAGCCCTAGCGATGCCTACTGGGGTCATCCCTCGTTGGCTAGATGGTTTTGTCTCCCGCACATCCAAGGCTCTTTTAGCGGCATCCCTAGCTCCTTCTGGGGGCGTAAAATCAATCCCATCGTATTTTGCTAACTCAATCCCGCCCATCATACCGGCGATGAGCATCCGTAATTCCTTTTTATTTAACGAGGCTAAAGTGCTTTTTTCTGTTTTTACTTGAATTTGTCCTCCGGGCTTGCCAACGCTTATTCTAAAATCCTTTCTACCATCTGGGAATTCGTCATCTAAAGAAAGTTTTTTAGGGTCGATTTTTATTGGAACTACTGAATCACCATATCCAATTTCCTTGCTTTTGCTTGTAGTCACATAAACATCTGGCTCTCCGGCGGATTTCAAGATTCCACCCTTGATTATTTTGTCTGCCTTTTCTTTTGATGTGTGATGATAAACAGTAACAGTTCCATCGTCATTTAGTGGTAGCCCATAATCTTTATCTACTTTTATTTTTTCTCCTCCATCCCCTCCCCCAGCACAAGTATTTCCCTCTTTGAATCCTCCGCTACCAGTTCCGCAATCTAATTCAGTTTCTTTTTTTTTAACCTCTAGCTCCTCGGAGGATGGATCAATCGGGTTTTCTGGAATGGGCTTCTGGTCGCCTCCCTCATCCTCGTCCTCCTCTGGTTTATCCTCTATGGGTGCTACTGGTTTGGGTGCGGGGGCAGAAGGTAGTTGGGGTTGCGGGGGTGTAGGCGTAACAATATCGGAAATCGTCTCTGGGGCTACGCCATACTTCTCTGCCAAGTCTTTAATCAGCTTGGCCTCAATAGCCCTTTGTCGCATAGCACTTTCAAAATCTTGGCCTCGCTCGGCGTAGATGTCGGCGGCGGTTCGGAGGCCGGTCTTGAACTCGGAGATGGCCGAGGCAGATTCTCTCCCTAAATCAATAGAGACATTCGCCCCAAAGTTAAAGATGCCCTTGGTCGTTCTGCTCCCAACATTGTTCTCGATCAATCCCCTTGCAACTCCATCGGCAATTACGATGTTTTTAATCGGGCGAAGAACCTTATCATCTAGGAGCTTCTGGTATCTGCGGAAGGTGCGTCCAGCTTGTTGCATTTCAAGGCGGGCTGTCGGGCCAGACATGGCAGAAGGGTCTACGGCGAAGCTGTAAGGGATGCCAAGCCCAAGGCAAATGTTCCTCAAAAGAATCTTGTGGAACTCGGCGAATGCACCAGAGGGACGGCTCGGCCCATCTGGGAACACGATGTCCTCACCCGGTTCTAGGTAAGAGATTTTGCCAGACTCAATCGCCTCTAGCTTAATCGTGTTGCCATTCAAATCTTCATCGTTTGTCAGCGAGGAGAGATCAGAAGCATTGTTGTTGTTTCTCTTTATGATTGCACTCTGGCTAGAAGCTACCTTTGCCGCCATCTTTTCAAAATTAACGATTTCGTAAATATCTGTGCAATCGTTGATTGCCGTGTGGAATGCCGATATTCCACGATATTGGTCAATGCGAAGTGGGTCGAACAAATGAAAGGCTTGGCTAGAGGGGATGGTGGCTTGATAGGAATACATATCCCCAATGGTTCGGCTATAAATATCGTAGGCTGTAGGAGAGCCAGTTGATTGATCGATATGGATGCCACCAATTAACTCGGAGCTAGTATAAACTTTATATGGGTCTCCAAGTCTGTCTCCCTCAATGCCTTGGATTTTTAGGTTACGATCAGAATCACGCACGAGGCAAAACAAAAAATCGCCATCTCGCAACATCGACATCATCGCCACCTGCATAAGTGTTGAGCCAGTATGCCTTGTCGAGATATCGCATTTATCGAACCATTCTGCCCAATATGCTTCAACCTCTGTATTTACTTCGGGATTCTCGGTTCTGGCTTGGTAGGAAATGTTTGCGGCGGTGTGGCTGGCAAACTTCATTAGGATGGAGCGAACAAGGCCGACATTCTCTGCCAAGTCCCTAGCTCTCTTCATCAACTCCACTCGGTCATAGTTGGAACGATAATCTTCCGCACCCGATAACTGGCTCGGCCCTTTGCGTTGCCTTGAATACTTTACCGCATCATACTCGAAGTTCTTAATCCTTTGACGAGCAACAAGCCTATCAACTGCCCCTTGTGGATTAACAAAGGCAATCGCCTTGTCGATCAGATTGAGAGAGGCCTTTTTCACGAGCCAAAGTTTGCGTATGTTGTGCGAACCCTAGTGCCAGTCGCTTGTTGAATAGCCAAGGTCAATTCTGCAATCGTATCTCGAACCTCGCCTAAATTAGCCCTTGAGAAAGAGCGTCCAGCGATGGAATAGCTTGAACCCGCCACCGCAATCGCTTCCAAACAAGTGATATATTTATCACGCAGAGAAGTTAGGGTGGTCAAAGGTAGCCCGATAAAGTCACCCTTCGCCATTCTCAACCTCCTCTGTCAAATTTGCGGGAGATACCTTTAGCCTTCCGTGAAGTGCCGCACCTACGATGTTCATGCACTCGCAATCTAATAAGTGATTATTCTTTCCTATTTGCTTCCATACCAAACGCTCCCTGCCGGTCATAGGATTTTTAACCCTTACCTTAACCTCGGCCTCAATATGAACCTTCCATACATCGGGCGTGTCTAGGGCTATAAAGCCTTCCTCTTTCAATAGCTGGGATAGGATGTCTTTGATGGATGGGTTAGACCAACGCCAGACTGGGCAGAACTTCCACTTCCACCCTGCTTTTGATTGAACCGCCTTCCCGCTAAATGGGTCGCCATTGGCAATCCTTGAGTATGGGCGTTGTAGCTTTCGGTCGTCTATTATTTCAGAGAAGCTAGTTCGATCTGAACCGACTAGGGCAACAAAGCCCCATTTACAACAGTGAAGATATACGTCTCTGGTTTGATCGCCCGAATCGATTACGCAACACTTCGGCTCTACATTAAACTCTTCTTGTTTGGCCTTTATGTCGCCCCAAGTTTCTAGCCTACCAGCCCAGACCAACCTAGACTTGCCCTCCAAGTCCCAAGCCCTAACAACGCACCAAGCGTGGAAACCGCCGGCCTCCTGAATGTCGCAAGACATAATCAGCTTATCGCCCATACGAACCTCGCCCATTTTGTAAGCACCCGGAACGATTTCCATTTTCTCTGATTCGTGTTCCATCCAAGGCTCGGCTAGGACTCGGTTCACGAAATCTTGTAGGCCAATGATTCCGCTATATTTGTCTTGCAGAAATTTGACCGCTAGTGAGCCAAACGAAACCCAAGGGGCATATAAGCCATTGAGGTGATAGCTCCTACGGTTAGGCTCGCCCTTTATGTTGGTTGCCCTCCACTCTCCCTCTCTCAACATCTTGGTTTTCTGGCCGTCTGTAATCTTGCCCTTGCATCCCTCGCACTCGTAATAAGTCGATGATTTCACCAGCTTAAAATCATAAACTCCATCCTC